CCCCCACCACCAACTTTTGTAACACCAACATCAACATTTACATCGCCTGTAACTAATTTTCTTTTAACACCAGATGTATTATCAGTGGTGATAATATCATAAGTATATCTTGGACTTACTTTGCTAAAATTAGTTGTTAATCCTGCAGTTACTCTTGCAGTGATAACTCCAACAGACCTACCACCCGTATCAAAACCTAAATTGACTGAATCACTAGCAGTTGAAGACGAACCAATATGTTTTCTTACTGAACCAGAAAACCCGTATCCACTTAAATTAAATGTGGTTCCTCCTGATCCTACCACTGAAAATTCAATAAAATTATCGGCATGTTGATTTAAAACAAGATTATATCTTGATGTTGCACCTTTATCATCAAATTGAATTTTAGATGAGGTGATATCAGCCATTTAAAATCTCCTTAAGTAAGGACTTAATCTCACCTAATTCATTTTTCAAAGTGTCCATGTCTTTTTCAAGATTTTCCACTTTATTTTTTTCACTTTGTTTTAATTTACGACGAGCAAGATACTCATCATACTCAGCTTTATTTCTGTTAATGATACAATTAGATTGAGTATCTCTAACTAAATGTTCATGATCTTTAACTTTAATATAACTCATTATGCTAGAGCGATAACTTTTAAACTCTTGAATCTAGGAACATATGCTTGATTAGTTGATGATCCAAGTAATTTAATTCTAAATGATTTAAAGGCAGGAAGATCATTTATACTAAATGTATACTCTTTATATTGAAGTTCCTCAGAAATAAATCCATTAGCACTTACTGGTGAGACTTTTGTATCAGGTCTACCATCACTCTTATCCAGAGCAATAACTTCACCTCTCTCATTTATATTATCAAATCCGGGGAATGGTATAAAGATTGGTTCTTCACCTACATTTTCACTTACTGCAAAGAACGCTCTAATATCATTAAATTCACTTACGTGTGCATCAACAATTATCTTAATTGATGTTGCAGATGTCTCAAGAGTATTTTCTTTTGAGATGTATAAGAATGATGAAGGGTCATTAGTGAGTGTATCAACTCTACTATCCTCAGTAAAGTTTGTTATTAATTTATCAACTCTATTTGATGTTAGAATTGCGTTCATCCTTTCAGTATCAACAAAAGGTGACACACGAGAGTCGGTGGTTGATAAGTCGAGTGTCATATTAAATGATCTATCACCCGGTAAGACATTTATAGTTGCATTGTTTATTTCATTAACTCTTGAAGCTATGATTCTTGGGGAGTTAAGATAATTAATTCTGTTTAGTGCAACACTATCTGTTGGTTGAACAATAAACGGAGTATCCGAACCTTGACCAGATCCACTGTTTACACTTGTTCCACTCACAGTTCTAAGTCTAGCGTCAAGATTTGTTCCCGGAACAGTTACATTTTGAACCATTGGAGTGACAACTTCAAAAGGCATGTTTTGAGTAGCATGTATATTGGTTCCCCCAGCTGATTTATTGCCACTTAGTAATAGTCTTGGAGGAAACTCTGATGTGGTTACGGTTGTTCTACCAATACCGTTCACACCCATATCTAACTTCACTTTATATGAATCAAATGTAATTGGATTTGAATCTGTGACTTCATCTAATCTGTGTGTTTTGTTTATTCGACGCAGTGATACTCCGTTCAATTCATATTTTTCAACTATTTGTCCTGATGTATAATTAGCAGCTAGAGTGGAATCTTGCTGTCTGGTGATGCCAGTAAGTGTATTTCCAGAAACACCTTCATAACTAATAATCTCACTTCCGATTTTAACATAACCGGGATTCGTTGATGCGACACCAACATTTTCAAAATTACCGTATATTGATGAATCAGCGACTGTGATATCATCGGTTGAATCTATCGCATAATCAACAGTTAATTTAGAAGGAAGAACATCACCAACTATTCCGGATAGAGTGACTCTATTTTGTTCATGATACATTCCATGATTTTTATGATTTACTGTGATATGTAAACCATCAGTAATGGTTGATATTGTGCCAGCAGGTATAAACGCTCCAATCTCTCCACCATTTCCTGTTATTGCACTACCAAATCCTGCATTACCAAGTGTATTTCCATACATTAATGTTGATCCAGCACCAGTTGCAAATTCACCTTGAACATTCTCAAGTATAAGTTCACTTGTGCTTCCAATAGATGCTATTGATAATCTTGCATTTATACCAAGATTAGTTGCAATACCAACAATATCACCCACTTGATATCCTTGACCACCATTTGAAATTGTTGCTGCAGCAGCCACACCACCATCAAAGTGAATATTCGCTGTTGCATTTCTGCCAGTTCCAGTAATTGTTGTCAGGGCAACTCCAATTAAACCACGAGTTCCAGAAGCAGGTGTATACCCTAATCCTGCTCTTACAATTCCTAAATTACCTGTTGCAATACCAGCACTTCCTACAAAATCAGCAGTTGCGTTTGACACAGTTTGGTAAATTGTATTACCTAATGTTGGATGTATTCCAGCACCAAAAGCAGATGATATACCCACTCTTATTTTCTTAGAGTTCATTCTAAGAGAGTCTGGTAATAAAGTAGGGATTTGAGCATTACCTTCACCCAGTATCGGACTGTATACTTCAGCGGAACCAGATGTGACAAACTGTGCTCTATTCAATTTAAACTTTAAATCCTCCCATTGACTTGGTTCCCAAGTTGATGCATTTTGAGATTTGAATAAAGATCCAAGTGTTGGTTGATTTGATACAAACTCATCTGTAATTAAATCATTTTCACCAATTCTTGATATGAAAACTCTATATTTAGCTGATGCAGATAACATGCAAATAGCATATTCGGTTGCAGGTGACAAATAAACTGGTGCTTTAAATGTAAATTTAGTTGCAACTGATCCGTTTGATGATGTTGTAATTTGATCTGGATCAAGTAATATTTGTGAATATGGGAGAACTTGTTGACTTGGAATTCCTAATTTTAAAGTTCTTATATCTAACTGAACAGGAATGTTATTATCATCAACTGCTGAGAAGAAAACCTCACAACTTGTTACATAAACACCAGTATTTTCTTCAACAAAGAATGACTGTGCCAACGGATCATCATCGTTAATTTCTTCAACTCTTCTCAATGGTTGAGTTCCAACTATTTCCGTATTAAAATCAGTTCCTACAAATTGTCTTTCTGATCTTTCCTCAACAAAATTCAATGTTTCACGTTTGTGATTTCTAACAGATAAAATATTTTCTTGAACAGTTTCAAGTGTTCCAGTTGCTTCGTATATGTCGTTTCCAACCGTGGTTGCTTCATTAGTATTATTTGTAATACTATCAGTTAATCTAAATTCTTTCTTTCCAGTTTCAAATCTTGGATTTACAGCGATGTTTGGATTTGGTAGGAAGAAACTTCCAAAAACTGAAGCAGAAAAATCAGATACAAATCTGACATCAGTTATAACTGCTTCTGCACCTGATGTATTTCCTTTAAGAATCATGTCAGTTTCAACTTGTCCAAAATAATCACCCTGTGCTTGCTCTGCAAGAGAGATTATATCCACGTTAAGTATTGTTGATGTTGATGAATATGTTGAAGGAATAATTGCTACACTTCCTGATCCTGATAATTGAACTGCACCAGCAGCACCTGAATATGTTTCAAGTTGTGTTGGGCCGGTCACTGTGGTATATGGGTTTGCTGCATAAACTCTTGTCGGAGCATTGAAAGGCCCCTCTTTATGATTTGATACCGCTACTCTAAATGTTATTTTAGATTGATTAATACCACCATCAGTAACTGTTCCAGTCACAGTTTCACCAACCTGAAACACTCCAGATTTCATGTTGATTTCTAAGATTTTAGGGACACAATGTTTTGTAACATCGACACCATCAAAGAAAGCATACACTCTTGTTTGTGGTCTGAAACCTTTACCCTCAAAAGCAATATTTCTTGATCTCATTATTGGGATAACTTCTTTATTTAAAGTTCTATCTCCTAATGATTCCTGATCATATTGTTCTGTAATTAAATCACGAGATCCCTCACGAGTTCCTGTTCCAATTCTAAAGTTATCAGTGAACGTATCTTGAATTGTGTTTAAAGTTGAGGTTGTGACTATCCTATTTCCAAGATCTCTTCTCTGTCTATCTACTTCCTCTGTTCTTGTTGTTGTTCTTATTTCTCTTTCGGTTCCTGTCCAAACAGTTTGCCAACCTTGCCACACCATTTCAGTTAAACCAGTTTGAGGATCAAACCCTTGTGTTCTCTCAGCCTCTTTTACAGTTTTAGCAAAATTACCTTCCACTTCAATAACTTTTGCTTCAAGTCTAACTGTGTCTACCCAAACATCAGATGCTGGTGTAAGATCTAGACTCGCTTTCCAAAAATTGAGTAAGAAAGGTGTTACACTTTCAGTTCTTGTTCCAAATGGTTGATCAAGATAATTCACCTCAGAGTAATCCAAAGTTAAGGCAGTTCCAGTTAATCTAATATTTGTTCCCTCTGGATCTGCTCCGTTAGATACGGTATTTTCACCCTCTACAGGGCCTAATAATAAATCAATTGAATTCGTATAATGTGATGGTCTTGCTTCTTTATAATAAGTATCGAGACTATTTTTTATTTTTATATTACTTTCTTGAGATAAAAATGTTGTAAAATTATCAACAAAAAATCCTGATTTAAATTTATTTAAACCATCAGCATCTGCAACAAATAAATTAGCGGTTGCAGTTTCAAGTAATGATAATGATGTATAATATTCTAGATTTCTTATCCTAGTCTCAAGTTTTCTAATATCTGACATTCTATATCTCTTGTGTTTCAAGAATGATAAAGATGCACTTGACACATCAAAGAGATATGGTGGTAAAGAAACAGATGCTATTTCTAAAGCATCATCTAAGGGAACAGGAGGATCTGGATTTTCAGATGGTGCTCCCGTTTGAACTGTCAATATACCATTTTTAGTTAAAAAGATTCTATCAATTCTTCCAAGATAGAAAGAAAAATCAGTAACTATGGATTCATCAGATGCTAAAACATTTGCTGCAGAGTTTCCTGAAGAGTTAAATGTTCTTCCAAAAAATTCTAATGGGGAACGACTACTTTCAGAAACTGAGTAATTTGATACTCTTGGTCGTATATCAATTAAATCTGTATTACGAACACCGTTAAATGATTGAACATCACCATCATATTCTAATCCATTATATGAATTTGCAGTTGTAATATCACCTTCATCAGCTGCCTCAAAATATGCATTTTCAAAATATATTTTTATTTTTTTACTTGGTTGATCTGCATCAGTTTTTCTGGTTAAAAATGCATGATCATAGATTGATTTTTTCTGTCCAGAGTTGAAACTAAAATTAGATGATATATTTTTACTGGGTTCATCAATAGTATTTGCCAAGGCGTTAACGTTAGATTCTTTAAAATCAATTGTCTCACCAGTTTTAAATACATTATCATTTAAATAAACAATTGATATTTGAGAATCTGATAATTTTTCTGCTAATAAAGCAACAGCACCAGATTGGATGCCCTCCATCCTTTCACCAATTATTAAATCTTCAGTTCTACCAGTTTGTCCATCAATCGCGGATAATGTAATTTTTGGACTTGATGGATCACTTGTATTTGATGATTCAAAAATACCTAAAACTTTTATAACATCTGGTGTATTGAGAGATATTTTTTTATCTTCAACACGAGTTCCAAATGGGAAACTTCCATGTGTTAATCCATTATTAAGAGTTGTTCCACCAATACCAGCACCAGCAACTCTTGATTTATCAACTATTAATGTGTTAATTCTTTCTTTTCTTTTTACTTTTGATTTTGGATTTGTTTTAACTAAAGTCGCTATTAAAGTTGCAGCCTGATTAGATGAAAGATCGGATCCGATATTGTTAATTTGAAGTGTTCCACCGCCGTTTGTAAATGTAAATTTATCATCTGTAAGAACTTCAGTGACACCATCAACTCTTCTTATCAAACAATATCTTTCTTCATCAAATGGTAAAAACGTTTCATTTGTGGCAGCATCAACTGCAGTTGCAAGAGAATCTGTTGTTGCATTAATTGTTACATCAAATGTTTTTCTTATTGTTAATGATGCTCTTGTTAAATCCACATTTGCAACATTCTTCTTTGGCATCTCAGTGAACAATGAATCATCAGTAGATCTAGCAAAAGGTGATGTAATTAATGTAAGATCGGAGAGAGTAGTATTAAGATCTTCAGTTCCTTGTGGTAGACCTCCATCACATACACCAGTCACAGTGGATACTCCTGTAACAGTAACACTATTTGTGCCTACGGCAGTTATTCTTGCAAAATTAGGATCATTATTTCCAAGTCCAAATTTTAATAAATTATTTACTTTTAATTTTCCGGGAAACTCTGGGTTAGAACTTGTGATTGTGCTTAATCCAGAAGTAACATCAGATCTCTTAAGTAATCCGTTACCAAAAACAAACTCATCTCTCTGTATTACATCTCCTACAAAACTTCTTCCAGCACCAACATTACCTAATTTTGGCCCTGCATATAATGATTTAACATCTGACATTCCAAATGATGTTAAAGCGATTGCAATTCTTGAATTTTCTATTCCATTTATTATAAGAGGTTCATTAATAACCAACTCTCCTTTTTTATCATATACAGTTATGGCATCAGTGGTGGTTGATGACCTTAAAAATCCAGTTGCTCCACTATATTTTCCCTCTATAAACGCTGGTGTTGATAAAGTTATTGCTTCATTTAATTGGATTTTTGTAAATGTTTGAATATCATATAATGAAATATCATACTGATTAACACTTGAATTTGAAGTGTTATATGAACCAGATTCAAGAGCAAAATCATATACTCTTGCTACACCGATTTCCTCACCCTCTATAGATGAATCTGCAGTGACAAGAGTATTTGCTCTTCTACTTCTTAAACTAACAATGAATGTATTACCTATTCCAACTTCGGGAGCTCCCTGTTGATTATTCAATCTTACAGTTGCACCAGTATTATAATTAACTCTTTGATTTGATAGTGTTTTTGTTGTTCTTGGTTTTTCAAAATCAAGGTAATTTGATGCGATATGTTCAATTTCATATCCTTTTACAAACGCTCTACCTGCAGAAATTTGATATAGACCAATTTCATCTGATGCTATTGATCCCTGATCCGTTGATTGTCCAGCAAAAAAGACTCCATTATTACCAATCCGATCATTTAAAGATTCTTTAACTGTAACAGAGTATGGGTTTACTGTGTAATCACCAGACTCAGCAAACGTTCTTCTTGCTAATTCATCACCGAGAATATTATATTGACTTGTTGTGGGTCTTGTTCTTAGTTCACCATTTCTTACAGATGCTAATTCAACAAAATCATCATCATTTAAATCATCTATTCCTTTAAAAAATAATGAGCAACTTATTTTTAATCTATCTGCTCCGGGTGCTGCAAAATTATTAAAACCTTTTGAGTTATCTGTTAATGAAGAATCTTCATCTGAATTAATTGTTTCCTCTAAGACTCTTAATCCGATTCTACCTGTAGGAGAATTTGTGTATTGACTTAAAAGAATGGTCTCAGTATTTACGTTGACAAATGTTCCACGAATGAAATATACACCTTCTCCTATTGAAAATGCTGCTGCTGTTGATGTTGAATTGGTGGAAACTGTGGATGCAAATGCTTCACCAGCAGGTATAAATGTGCTATTTTCTGGGCCTGATATAATATCCACATCTGCTGCCAATAATTCACCATTATCAAATACACCACCTGAATTATTTTCTACATTTGATGAGTGATATTTTATGTAAAGAGTTAAATTATTTCTTTCTGAATCTGTTGAACTTAATATTTTAACTATGACTGCAGTTACACCTGTTCTTAATCCTACAATTTTTCTACCAATTAATTGATCGATATAAGATTCAACTGTAACTCCTAGATACTCATTATTTAATTCGACACAAAAATAATCCTTAAAATAGGATGTGTTTCCGGGAATTACTTTCGCGCCCTCTTTAAAAATATGTTGACCAAATTTTGATATTTGATCCTGCAATATTGACTGTAAACCAGTTAGTTCTCTTGCTTGAACCGGTAATCCCGGTTTAAAGAGAACCTTGTAGTAATTGTCATCTGCATTAAAATCGTCAAAATATGGCGATACGTTTAGGTTGGTAGATTGTGCCATGAGGGATTAGAATTGCAATATAACTTTAATATCTTCTTTTTGATTAGAAGAACGGGTGATGGCTGGTCGATGATCAACATATATTATATTTCCAGAATATTTTTTAACTTCTGGATTTGACACACCATTAGTAAATGTTTGACCAAGGAAGTATGTCTTATTATTTATTGCGGTAGATAGACCGCTAAATGATGTTTGAATTGCAAGTGTATTTGAACCATCATCAGGGACAATACTGAAACTACCCCCTGATGAAATATCAGCAGTAAATCGATCTAAATTGAATCCGTGTATTGGTGCGGTTGTTCCTAACCCAACAGTTGTAAAACCTGCCATAGTTCGATCTTGCCAGTATTTTAAAACTCCGGTAACTTGATCATATCCAAGAACTTTACCAATTGCAGTTACACCTGTGCCAGTGGTTTGCTTTATGATTGAATCTGGTGTAAAAGTAGCAGAACTATATCCTGTTCCAGTCAAACGTAATGCATATGCAGCACTTGCTTTATCCAAACTTAATAATGAAGATGATCCAAACGCTTGAGGATTCTCAATTATTCCAACTCTTGATATCTCATTACCAGTTATAAAATCTGGATTTTCGGGATCATTTTCTATCCTAGAGTAAACTAAAGCGTTGGATGCTCCTAACTCCTTGTATATGTCTTTTCCATGACCACCTTGAGGAGGAATAATAACATCGAGTTGTGGATATGAGTCAGGTCTAGGTAAACCACCAGCAACAATATCTACAGTTCCAAATGTATATCCAGATCCTTGATTAGTTACAACGACAGATCCTACTTGTTGATCAGCGTTAACTGTAACTGTGCACTCAGCACCGGATCCATCACCCTTTATCGGAACTCTTGTATATGTTCTATTTGCAGTTCCTAATCCAACACCACGGTTTTGAATAACGACAACTTTTATCCCTCCATCAACTGCATTATCTCTAACAGCTGCATCTGCAGTTCCTGTTGCCCAATCAGATGGGACAGGCATATATTCAGTTGAATCAAATTTAACTAATTCTGAAGGTTTTACTGTATAGAGATATTTCCATATATAACCATCTCCACTTGACCCCGCTGCTTTTGGTTCTAAATCTGTAAAAGTAGGTTCATCTAATGATGGTTTACCATCAGGATTTTCAGGAGATGTTCCATTCTCTAAACATATATAAACCCTAAAATCGCTATTAATTACATAATAAGTTGCATTATATAAACCAGTCCCTTGTCCATGTTTTGGAGCGTTGGTGATACTATAGTCGGGTCGATAATAATCATAAGATGTTCCCGATTCCCAACTATTTTTCTTCACAACCTGTTTTACATCACTAGCAGTTATTTTTTTCAAACCAATCATTGTGTCATAATAATCATTTTGATTATTCAAATTATCGATTGGAGCTGGTGGGTTATTATTCCATGTCGCTTGAATCTTAGTCGGCTCAGTCAAACCAACAAAAGTATAGTAAGAATTAGATGAGGAAGATACTCCTGCTACAAAATTCTTCGCATTTAATATTCTTATCTGGTCAGTTATTATGGCAGACATTATATTCCATTAATTTTTTTAGTTATTTATGTGGTATAACTTCCTACTTTTAAGGAAACCTTTCTCTTAAGAATCACACCAGTTTCGATACCAGCGATACCGGCAGATGTATTAACTGTATAAGCACGAGATACATTACGTTCTGATAAAATTAATTTACCGTAACTGTAATCACCATAGTATTCGCTGTTAGCTAAACCAACCAGTCCTGAAGTATTTGCAACACTTACAGTAACTTGAGTAACTGTTGTTTCTCCAAATCCAACTGCATCCGTTACGTGATCATAATTTACAGCAGCAACACGATAAACATTATCAAGACGAGTTGATCCAATACCAACAACACTTCCATCGTTATAATCCAATGATGACATTGCAGTTCCAACATTTGAATTTTTAATCACAAAGAAGTCATTAACTTGTAATCCTGAAGTAACTATTCCTGATGTTGTTCCTTGTGTTATATCAGAGTTTCTTAAATCAGAATCGTAAGGAATAACTAAATCAAGTATAATGCATGGATTTGAAACACCAGAAATAGTTGTGGTTCCAACTCCACTTATCACTCCACTGTCACCTGCGAATGATACGACCGTATTAGATTCAGTAACAGTTGGTTCAGCACCAATCAATACAACTGGTGGATTTGCACTTGTGTATCCTATACCAGACTGAACTCCTACAGTAATCGCAGAGACAGATCCATTTGTAATAGTCGCTGTTGCCTCTGCACGAGCAGTTGTTCCTAGACCAACTGGATTTTGAATGGTTACAGTCGGCGCACTTACGTATCCCTTTCCACCATCAGATATCACAACTGAAGTTATTGTCCCTGCTGTAGAAACAACTGCGGTAGCAGCCGCTGCTACTCTTTCTGCGTTATTAAAGATAACAATATCCTTTTGGAAATTAGTTGAAACAATATTTTCATTTTTAGGATTAAAGTAAGGTCTTAAATTACTTACATAAACAATCGTAGTTCCAACACCAACAGATTGAATTAAATGAGTTGTTGGGAATATTCGACCATCATATAATTCACGACTCTTATCAACTAATTTACCCTCAATAAATAAATCTTCAGTTTGCCTCGTCCAAACAACAGGTCTCTTCTCTCTTGTATCCTCAAAAACTCCGGGGCCATCATATGGATTAGTGTCAACAGATTTTGATGATGTAATTTCAACTACACTTCTTTCTTTTTCTTGTAACCAATCCTTTTGATTTAAATCTTCATGATATCCAAGGGTTAAGGTATCACCCACTTTGACAGTTGCAATTACATCTCTATCAACAACATCAGCACCACCTGTTCCTCTATAGAATAATATTTTTATAGTATCCTCTGCTTTTGGTGGTTCATCAAACGTAATCGTTGCACCACCGGGGAAACTGTATGAATCACCGGGAATTTGAAGTATATCATTTACAAATACAAGTAATGTATCTTGAACTTTTACAAGTGATCCCGGTCTTGATTGTATTGATAGTGTCTCTCCTCCCACAGAAATTGGGAATGTTCTTCTGACTCCATTGAATAAGTTTTGGAAACTATCAAGAACTTGTATTTCACCAACAGCCCAACCGGTAAATTTATCACTGTCAACTTCTGTTACAGTTACTTCTAATTCTTCAAAATTTGCACTTGCTGTTGTTGGGATACCAACAGAGGAGAAATATGTATCAATACCTGCTAAAGGAAGAGTCAATATTTGATCAACACCATAACCATAACCTAAGTTGGTAATTTTGAAATCAAGAACAGTTGAACCTTGACTTACTACGACATCTGCTCTTGCTTCTGTTCCACCAATACCGGGTGAACTACCACTATAGACAAGGGGAATATCGCTGTATGATAATGGTTCATCAATGACAATCTTAGTTAGTTGATCAACTCTTCCACCTCTTGCATAAAGATGATCCCTTGTTGATATTCCACTATTGATTTCAAATTCAGTCGCACTCAAAACTCTTAATACTGAAGCACCATCAAACGCTGGATCTTGTTTACTTGCTGAATTATTGTTTGCTCTTGGTGCGATCAACGCTGGTTGAATAAATCCACCTGAAACATATTGTGTAGGAACAGTAGATATACCAGCGTTAATTGTAAATTGAGTCGCACTTGCAACACCGACTACTGGTGTTCCATCAAATATAGGATCACCCTCTCTTGGATATTTGTGTTGAGTTGCATAATTATTCTTAGAACAGGTGAATCTTAATGATTCTTTCTTCAGTTTGATACTTCTACCGGGCAATAATGTGTGAGCACCTATAGTAAGCACTAATACACCTGTATCAGCAGCGTAGGTAGCGTCAGAGACATCGTAGAAGTTAAGTTCAGACTTTCCAACATTAATGGTAATAGTGTTAGTAGTAACAGCAGTAATTGCGGTTTGTATACCAGCTATCGGATCAGTTGGTCTTGGATATGGATGATCACTTCCATAGTGATCCATCTCACATGAGAATACTATTGAACTCGTTCCAATACCAACAGTATCATTTGTAGATAAACCATGACTAGGTATTGATATTACAAAGACACCTGTAGAAGCGTTATAGGTTGCATTTGTTGGTGTAAATTGAGTCCCGACACCTGTTGTCACTGCATTTGGAAGTGCATATCGGAATGTATGAGAATAATCCCCACCCTGTATTACAGCACTGCTTGCAGCACCTATGAATCTGTGAGTATATTGTTGACCAATAGGAGATTTAGATACATCTAAAGTTATAGTTGTTGCTGTGGTTGATGCGACAGATATTGCAGTATCAAAGAAACGATCTCTGTTTCTTGGGTAGATATGATTTACAGTAGCACCAAGTCCACAAGTAAACGCCAAACCAGTTAATATTACATCACTACTCTTACCAGTTGTAGATAATCCATGAGCAGCAAGTGTAGTTACCGTCATGATACCAGTGG